GCGCCACAGCCCACTTCCATGAAGGCACCTTGAATCCGCGCCATGGGGAAGTCGGGCGTTCCGGCGTCATACCAGACCTCAACGCTAGTATTCCCAAACAGGAATATCTCGCGGTGGTCTACGATTAACGCCACCACATTGTCGGGGTAGCCTTCGGCGCTGGCAAAATCTAACGGGTCGATCGAGGTGCCATCAAGCAGGCTGGTTACCCAAAACTTTTGCGAGTCCGGTTCGTTGAATACAAAGTAACCGTCAAGGTAGCCTACAGATCCCGCACCGGGGAAATCAGGGTCTGTAATCTGCCCAAACACGGCTGTGGACGTGTTGTAAATGTAACTGGTGGGGTTGCAAGCAATGAATATCTGCGTGCCGTTGTCGGCCATGCTGACCGGCCCTGTGCCGGATACGGTGCCAATTAGTGTTGCCGTCCAATCAGTGTCAAGGCTGTAGAACTCGCTGCCCGACACCACATAGGCCACGCCATTGGTTACCCACAGGCCGCGAATTGGGCCATCGCCAACCGTTGCCACCAAGCGCAGGCCAGGACACCGCAGCAGGAAGCCCGCCTCTTTCCCGCCGCTACCTTCCGGTATCGCTTCGGGAAACAGGTTGACCATGCGGTTATCTGCCGCATTGATTGACCGAGCGACATAGCTGCCGCCAAGGATAGGCGTTTTCAATTACGCCGCAACTGCTTTAATAACCGCAAAATTGAAAACGGGGGTTTCTGTGGTGGTGCCGCCGGTCGTGCGGAATGTGATGTTGAAACTTCCCGCGGCCACCGCGGTGACCATCAAATCGTAAAGGTCGGTGCCTGACTTTTGATTGAGAATAATCACATCCGTTGCCGCCACGGTGCTGTTCGTCACCGTAAAGGTTGCGGCCGTCGTGGTTCCCGCAGCACTGAACAAGGTTATTGCACCGGTCGTTTTGTTCAGCGTCACGCCTGTGGTGCGGCTAGTTCCCTGCGTTACCGTTCCGCCCGCGCCCGTCGCGTAGCCTACCCCCGCAGTGCCAGTGGATACGATCGTGCCGGTTGCGGTGAGGCTGGTGCCGGTCGCCGCACCGATTACCGGCGTCACCATGACCATCGAGGTGCTAGTGCAATTAGACAAATTGCCGCTGGTTGGCGTGCCCAATACCGGCGTCACCATCACCATCGAGGTGCTAGTGCAAGCACTGATGTTGCCGCTGGCAACGGTGCCAAGCACCGGCGCGGTCATGGTGGGTGACGTTAGGGTTGGCGTAGTCAGCACCATGCCGGTGCTGGTGCAGGCGCTAATAACGCCGCTGGCAACCGTTCCCAGTGCGGGCGTGACAAACGTCGGGCTGGTGAACAGATTGGTGACCGACAATTGTTTGGTCGTGCTGGTCGTAGCCTGGACGATCGGCAGCACATCACCGCCAGCTTGCGAAGTGGCAACGGGGAGAGCAGATATAGCGATATTAGCCATGTTAGTAAACTCCGTAAACTTGAAAAGTCATGCTATACTTCTATTTAACTTAAATGGAGATATAGAATGGAAATATGGAAGCCGGTTTTTGGTTACGAGGGTTTTTACGAAATCAGTAATTTTGCCAACGTGCGGCGTGTTGGCAGGGCTAAAAAACTTGATGCCACAAAAATCCCTATCGCAAAGCAAATGCTCGCAAACGGCGTTTTCCTTCGTGAGGTTGCGGGATTTCTTGGCACTAGCATAGCCACCGCCAGTATGATTAAAAATGGAAAGACATGGCAAGGCGATGCAGCATATCGAAAAGTTAAAACACCCGCTGGTTCTGACCATTATTTGCGTTTTGCTGCGTGCAAAAATGGAAAATACACTAGGGTTTCTCTGCATAGAGCTTTGTGGGAAGCCTTTGTTGGGCCTATTGAAGGTCGCTTGGAAATCAACCATAAAGACCTTAACCGCGCCAATAATTGCATTGACAATTTGGAACTGCTTACGCACCAGCAAAACATCCAACACGCTATCAACGCGTACAAAAGCAAAGGCTTGCTTCGTGCGGTTAAAGGCACAAAAGGATTTGTCAAAGGTAAGCATAGCCAATATCCGCGCTAATAATTGGAACTGTAAATGTTAAACCGCTGGCGAGTCGCCACGATGCTATATGGCAGGCTCATTACGTCGTCTGGGTTATTGATGCGCTTGATGTTGCGCTTGCTTGACATGGCAATCCGCTGCACTGAGGGCGGCGGCTCCACGCCAAACTCGGCGGCAATCTCGCACGCTAGGTTAAATCGAAACGCCCGAAGGTATCCTGGCGGGATAATCAACGAGGTTGCCAGCGTAGCCGGTTCGACCAGCTCAGTGACGCTAATAAAATGCCATTCCAACGCTTTAGTTGGCACCGGATAGATATACATGGACACGTTCGGCATGTCCATGTTGATCCACAACACTTGCGGGTACGTCGAAGTAACGGTTTTAACCGCAATACCGTCGTACTGCTGCTGGTTGATAATCTTGATGCCAAAACTGATGTTGTTTGACGGATCGCGGAAGTAAGTTGCATCGTCCAAAAGCACCGGACGATTGCCGACAAAATCGCCCGTTGGCCCAAGAGTCCGTGAAATAAGACCTTGCGTCCAAGTAAACACTTGGTCTTGCGTCGAGAACACGGACAGACGCTCAGACGACCAGCTATCGAGCATCTGATTCATCGCGGTCAGAGAGTCCTGCGAAGTCGCCGCTGATGGCGTTTCACCTTCGGCCAATTGACCGATCAGTCGTAACGCCCCGTTGATCTGATCGCCAGCCGTAGTCGTCATGCTGCCAACTCCTTACGTGGTCTGCCGCGAGGTTTTGCCAAGGCATTGACCGATTCTACCTGCATTGGGCGTAGCAACGCGCCGACTTCGTAGCGTTCCCACCCGTTCTTTTCGTCGGCGTCTGCTTCAGCTTCCAAGGTTGCAACCTTATTGCCGTGGATCGGGTGCCGCATGTAGATAACCATAGCAGTCCTTAAAGACCGCCCCCTATTGCTAGGGGGCGGGAATTACTTAGGCTATCCGATACACCGAATACGCAGCAGTGCCGGTTTTGCGGAACAGGAACTGAGCCGCACCACCAACGCCAGCCGCACTGCCGGTGATAGCAACCAAAAGGTTGCCAACCGAAGTGATGCCGGTGCCGACCACAAACGTCAGAATCCCGGACGAAGTGCCCAGATTAACCACGTTCAACAGAAAACAACTATTGGTTTTCATGTTGGTCATTACCGCGTCAATCTGTGCCGCCGTAGGCATCGTGTAGGACGCCGCCGAGGTGGACGGATCGCACACCAAAAGCCCACCAGTGACTTGAGCAACGGTCAGCGTTGCGGTTGCAGTCGCCGTTTGCGGTGCTGCTTGGGTTTCCATTACCGGCTCGTTTTGATTGCCATCAGTGTACTGATAGCCGCCACCAACTGAAGGAAGTGCCATGATTGTTTCTCCTAAAAATTAAGATGCCCCCGCACTAAGCGGGAGCGTTTGTTGCGTTAACCCCAGAGGCGGCAGGCCATCGGCGCACGGATAACCGAGTAGCCATACAGCACATCGACACGGCAAGGCATACGGTCGTTGTTGATATCGTACTGACGCACGATACGCATCGAGATACCGTTATGCACTTGGCGTGAAGCCATGTCCACACCCTGCGGCAGCAGCAAGTCAGCCGTAGCCAGCGTGATGGCGTTCTTGTGGTAGATAAGATTCTGCGGGTAAACCGTAGAGGCCGAACCCAAGAACGTCAGCGCAGCCGAAGCCACCGGAAATGCATCAACCGTAGCCAAAGCGTTGCTGGACGTGTACATCGGCGGCTGGAACGCAATTGTCGCCGAGGTGCTGGTCAGAGTCTGGTCAGCGGTCACAACGAATTGCTGCAAGCTGCCGGTCGATTGGCGGGTTTGCGGGTTGACGCTGTAAACGCTGGCGATGGTGAACACGTCGCCTTGCTTCAGGCTCTTGGTGCCGGCGGTGTAGGTAATGTCCAGCGTAGTCGCGCCTTGCGTCGAAGGAACCGACGACGCGCAGATCGGCAGCAGCGGGAAGTTACCCGTAGTGTG